TACTTAATCGCAGAGATACGGCTGCCAGGGAGGCTCAGGCCAATATGAGATTATCTCATAAGAGACCACCCTCCTAAAGCGGCTATTACTATTTACTCTGGAACCAGAAATTCCTAAAAGGAAAGCCAGGTACCAGAACTGCTCTGTCCATTTTGAAGTATCCATTTTCTTAGGTATGAACCGAAGAACTTGAATATTCCAAACAAAACATTGCAGGTCAGAGTCGTAGCGTCGAAAACGCTGTACTAGATCGGGAGAACTATGAAAGTAGTGGTCGAATTGAACACTCTTTCCAGCAATCCATTTCCAGTACTTCTCTCCAGGAGGCAGATGAGGAGGCCCAAAAAGTGGGCGCTTAACTGTCTTGAAGAGATAGCTACACAAATTGTGTAGCTGAAAACCGACCCTGTTCCAAACAAGACGATTGAAGAGGTTGTAAACCTCCTGATCTCTTATAGGAACAGATCTGACGTAAACCGGACGCAGATCGACTCCATGGTAGAAGTCGGATCCGCAAGTTTCTCTAAACCCCCCAAAAGCAAAGCTCTTGTCAGGGTTGGCTGAGAAACCTGAATAGTCTAGTATCTCTAGAAGTAGTGCATAAGCACGAGGGTCGACAATAATGTCGTCCCCGTATACTCGTAGAGTATCTAAACTTCCGCCCGCATAGATAGTACAGGCCTTTGCCAACGAATAGAAGATAATTGTTTCAAGAGGAAACGTAAAAGCGTTTCCCATGGAACTAAACTTCTCATAAGTTGTCCAGGTCTTCCCCTTATCTAAAGTATAATCTTTTGAACGAAGATCGTCCATCAGAGTAAACCAAAGATGAGGAACCAGCTCGCGAACCAATTCAATGCTAACGCAGTCTGATGCCCCTGAAATATCAATGGTAGCCGCATGAAGCGGCCGCATTGATCCCTCCTGGGCAGGTTTATGGTTATACGTCTGGTCAGACAGCTTCACGCCGAAATGGCGTAGCCGAGACTTAAGATATATATCCAAACCTTTCTGCATAAACACATTGAATGAAGGTTCGATTGCTATCGTACGATCTGTGAGTGCGTTCTTAGGAACGCTCGTCACGCGATTACCCCTAACGATATCGTAGGTGCTTCCTGTCTCAAGTAACTTCATTTTCCAATGAGGATAAAGATTCAGAAAGGACTTTAAATACGGTAGGGCATCAGGAGTGACAGTATGAAAGCCAGACAACTTGTAATAAAGATGTCTGTCCTCAGGAACTGCACTATTGAAGGTAAAACCGGGCCCAAACCCAGCGCTGAGGACAACCTTACGGTAATCCAGAGTCCCTAGAGGTCCAAAAATATCTTGACAGATATTTTGAGCCATACCTAATATTTCACTAACCGTATCACTACGGCGAGAGAAATGGGTCCGATAGAATCGAAATCGCTTGTTAGTTCGTTTACATTTCATCTCAGATGAAAGAAACTTGCTTAAAGCGTTTTCTTTCCTACCAGCAGGGGTGGTGCCAGGACAGTCTGCATTCTTTTGAAAGAGTGCAGCTAACTGACGCCATGCAGCAAGGGTAAGGAACTCTGTGCATGCTGATTCTGCGGCACAGAGCCTATCCTCGATATACGTGAGACACTTAGAGATATCAGAAGAGGCTAGGAATATTACTTCCTGGCTTTCAGAATCTCCAAGATACTTTTGTAAATCGAGAGTAGCCCAGTGAATGAGCCCACTAAGACCGGGACGATCCTTAAGGTTCGTCCTATCCGGCTTTGCCATGATTGTCTCCTACGTCTACGATGTGACTTCCTGACCATGATGACCAGAGGAATACGATTTTCTGGATTTCGTAAGAAACCCAAAAGTTCGTTAACCTCTCGGAATATCTTGATCATCGATGAAGTCCGATGCGATTTGCGCGTCACTAAATATAGTGCCAAGCAAGGCTACCATTGCTTTTACGTCGGTGGCTGATGCCTCCAACGGCCAAGTAATGGTCGTATCGATTACAGCTTTCTTCGAGAGCGGAACGCCCGAACCATTCACAAAACTGCGAATGACACGGACCCGCACTTGAGGAGCGCTGAATACACCATTGACGGCTACAGGGATCTTGCGGTCGAAAACCACAAGATAGTTCGACTGGGTAGTATGCCCAGTGACCCTGTATGTGGACTGATTCGCGTTAGCGGATCCGTCATAGGTCCAAGTACCAGGTACAGTAAAGTCGGCCAAAAAGGTCTCCTTCGATCAGGCTTCAGAGCCTAGCTAGTTTAGATAACTCACGCAAAAGCTTAGTATTTGCAAGGAGAAACAGAGTTGATAAATCAACAAGTTTCCTAGCATCTACATTGAGCTTAGCATGAAGTGAAAACGAGGGGGAACCCGGAGCACGATCGTAAGTCTCACTCTCGACAACCCGCATGAGGGTGGGCCCACTAAAAACGTGGGTGTAACCACTCGCAAGAGGGTAGTTGTTGATTAACCGAGCATTCGAAGGTACCATTGTTGTGGTACTAATCAAATTATCGGTATGAGAAATTACGCCGTGAAGAAGGTTTCCTGAAACAAAAGGAGAATAAGCTTTTACTAGATCACCAATGTTGACAAACCAGTCAACGATGAACGAGTAAGGCACAATCTCCCAGAGCGTGGTCAGAGGATCGATAAAAGCCAAATCATTGGCTAGAGCTTCGATCATAACGGAACCCCGACATGACCGCGTGCGAACCTGGCTAAAAGTGCCAGAGAAGCGCGCAAGAATGCCGGGAATAGAGGGATTATTGCCAGGATTGGTGGAAGGAACGATAGTACCATTTACAAAAGTAAATGTAGCACTATTGGCATGATATGACGACCCACGATTGGGTCGAGATTTCAAGCCAGCCAACCGCTCAAGACTGACACTAATATCTTGCATGTCATAACTGAGAGTTCTCCATCCGTACCTGTACTCTAACCAGCTTTCAGAGAAAGCAGTTAGACCAGATAACGAAACACTCGAAGGCTTAATCTTTCTAGCCTTGAGAGAATTGAGAATCGACTCAGCACGACGTGCAACATTTCCTCTGAACCCGTTAATCATTCCCACAGTTTTGTTGAACTCAGCAGCAAATGTTCCTAAGTCCCAACTGTTGGTATTGGCGTTTGCCAAAGCCTCAATTAAGACATTAGAATCAGATGGTGCACTTGGATCGGTGGAAACACCTTGCCAAGTCTTCTGTTGCGTGTAGTTCGGAAACGGACTACCAGCCGCAGCAGAAAGCCAAGAGACAACATCACCGCTAATAGTACATTCATCGACAACAATGCCGTTGGATGTCTTAGTAGCTTTCCATATGAAATTTCCAGATTCAGAGCTAAACAATTTAACTCCGGATTTGGTCATTACGTTGACTGGAAGATGAAGACCTTTTCGAACACTTTTAAAGTATCCGATAGAGACTTCATCAGTCATCGTCTTCGTGAAACCGGTATTCGACGTTGCCCAACTAGATTGGAGGTTTGTTGTTACAACCCCCGTAGTTGGATGGCGCTGAATCTCGGAACACGAACCAGTGATGGAATTAGTGGAAGTGAATGACCTCGTTCGACTCATAGCTTAAATGCTACCTCGTATGACATCAGAAATGGACTAATGATACCTAGTTTTCACTGACCATAGGAAATTCATCCAATGATCCCAATCTATTAAGATAGATTAGAAGTAACCTCGGCCCAGGCCTGATGAGGACGGTAAATATTACCAACTCGCTTTTAGCGAGCGGACGGTACCCCTGGGGGTACCG